ACCTTACTATCCGTAACCGTGCTAAGCAAGGTAAGTTGACCGCTAAGACTGCTTAATTAGTAGTTATAATATTATGTATTGATGGGGGAGTGGATTTTATCCCTCCCCCATCTTTCTATTTAAACAACAGAAAGTTTTATTATGCCATCATATCGTCCAAACGACCCACAACCAGACCCAAGACCATATCCAAAGCCATCTCCACGCAAGGGACCATCACCTATTGTCCCACGAAAGCCAAAGCCAAAGAAGACTACACCTCGTAAGCAAGGTGGAACTGGTTCAGGTGGAAAACTGACTTTGCCTAAGTATATGCCAAAGGGTATTGTTCCTCGTCCTGCACCTCGCCGTCCAAAGCCAAATGGTGGTAGTTCAACTACACCTGCACGACCTGTTCCGATGCCTAATCGTAAGCCACGACCTAAGGGTGATGGACCAGTTGGTATGCCAGCCCCACGCCGTCCACGACCAAATGGTGGTAAAGGAAAGGCTGTTCCTATGCCAATGCCAAGGATGCCACGCCGTCCAAAGCCAAAGAAGTTGGGACCAAACAAGACAAATAAGACACCACGGAGAATTTATCTCTAATGGCTGCTAAGAAGGTGGGTGGGGGTAAAACCCCACCCAAAACCTCTCCAAAGAAAACAACAAAGAAACCATTAACAGCATATCAAAAGGCTATTAAAGTTCCTGATAGGTCTAAGGATAAGAATCTTAAACCTTATGATGCTAAGTGGCGTGCTGATGTTAAGCGTAAAAACGATGCTTATAATCGTGGTTTAATTCATAAATATGTTGAACCAGGTAGTCAAATTTTTGGTAGAATGGCTGTTATAGCAAGTCTTGCCGAGGCTGCATCTGGTCGTGATTTAAGCACTCCTGCAAATGTGCGCAAAAAGAAAAATCGTGTTCTTGCATTGAGTGAGGCAGCGTTGGCTGCCACACCAATTAAAGGTGTTAGGCAGGTTGTTCGTGCTGTTCGTAATCCACCCAAGAATAAACCTAAAGCAAATATTGGTTTAAAAACTGCTGCTGGAAAACCAACTAAAGTGTCTCTTGCTGCAAAGCCTATGTGGGATAGTTATGTTCAGTCGGAAGTTAACAAGTTGACACGACAGGCTGCTAAAAAGGCAAAGACAAAGACCGTTTCTAAACCTAAATCAAAGAAGAAATAATTATGGCTAAGTTACCTATTGACGACATCCTTAAGGCTATTGCTAAGCAGTTGGCTAATAAGGGAAATCAAAAAGCCCGTTATACTTTGATGCAAAAAACAAAAGGCATTGCTAAGGGTGCTAGTAGCCCTATTGGTGGTAAGCCAAAGCCGAAGGTGAAACCAAAAGCAAAGTCAAAGCCGAAGGGTACTGGCACTACTGATAATCGTCCTGTTGGTAGAATTGCTAAGACCAAGCCTGAGCGTCCAACTCGTGATTATTACCGTAAGGGTAAAACTATTCCTCAAACGGCTAGTGAGCAGCGTGCTGCGGAGCGTATGGGTAATCGTATGTTGCGTAACTCTGGTTTGGTTAATGGACCTAAACCTCCGACTAATGGTGCTAAGCCTGTTGATGTTCGTGGTTCTATTATTCAGCCACCTTCTAAGGCTACTATGCGTCCTTCTAAGCCACGGGGTTCTTCTCCGTTTGAGGCTGACCCTATGCGTAGGGCAATGGGTGAAGATAAGGCTGCTGGTTTGACTAAGCGTACTCCTAAGAAGCAGAAGGCTAAGCCAAAGGTTAAGAATCAGCCCAAGGGCACTAAGCCTAATCCTCCTGCCAAGAAGACTAATCCTCCAAAGAAGGCTGCTCCTAGGAAGTCAAGCCAAAAGCCTAAGGAGATTCAGATGAGTCCTAGGTTGCGTGCTTTGATGAATGAGCGCAAAAATAACCTTGGGTAGAACAAAACCCTTATTTATATGAGTATTCAAGGTTCTGTCCCTGCCCATTCTTACTATGGTAAGCCTGTTAGTGGGAACCGTCCTGCTGGTCAGCAGGTTGGTTCCCGTATTGCTGCTGCCTCTGGTCCTTATTTGGGTCGTGGCAATAAGTGTGCTGGCAAGGACGACACTTGTGAAGGTAACCGTGTTAAGGATGAGGAGTTTTGTGCTGGTCATCTGAGGTCTGTTGCTAAGGTTAAGAAGGATTTGGAGGTGGCTGATGGCGTTTAAAACTATGACTGCAGCCGATATTCGGGCTGCTGTGCGCAGTATTACTGACCTTGATTCGGATGATTTGCCTGATTCGTTGTTGAATCTTTATATTCGTGATGGTTATTATCGTATTTTGGATACTGAGAAGCGTTGGTCGTTTTTGGAGTATTCGTTTACTTTCAACACACGAACAAATGTTCGTGAGTATGAAATTGCTACTTTAACTGACGAACCTCTTGGTCAGGTTGTGTCTATTGTGGACAATCGTGGCACTGGTTACCGTTTGGACATGATTGGTTACGACATGGCTGAACAAACCTATATTGGTTCTTACGACACAGACAGTGACCCGTTGTTTTATGCTGTTTGGGGTGGCAAGATTCATTTGTATCCTAAGCCTAATAATGTGCGTCAGTTGGTTGCTCGTGGTTATCGTGAGCCGTATGATTGGCAGACTGAGGGCGGAGATGTTGATGCGCCTGCTTCGTTGCATTTCCCGTTGGTTTATTATGCGTGCAGTCGTGTGTATCAGCAGTTGGAAGATTCTGCTATGGCAGAGATGTATAAGCGTGCTTATGATGAGGGTGTCGCTCTTGCTGTACGCAATGCGACAACCCCAACAAGTCATGGCAATCTTGTGTTGACGCATGGACAAACAAAGCATCGTCCTACTTATAATGGCTGGCTTAATAGTCTTGGGTCTAATCGTTCTAATTGGGGACTGTAAATGTCTGCTATTCAGATTTATGAGCAGAAGGATTTCACTGGTGGTCTGAACTTGCGTTCGGACCAGTTCCAGTTGAAAGACAACGAATCTCCTGAAATGCTGAATGTTGAAATTGACCCTCGTGGTGGCATCTTTAGTCGTGGTGCTATGCAACGATTAAACCCTGATAATATTTCTGGTACTACTTGGGTTCCAAGAAAGTTATATCCTTTTTATGGTGACACTAACCATTTAATGTTGGCTAATAATAACCGTGTTTATTATATGTCAACTGCTAATAACTTTGCTGTTTTAAACACCGCTTCTGGTGTTATTAATATTACGAACGAGCATGGTGCTTGTTTTGCTGCGTGGGGTTCCACTTTATACATAGGTGCAGGTGATGCTGGTACAACTGGTTTCTATAAATGGAGTGGTGCTGGCAATGCTACGGCGTTACCTAGGGTTACTACTTCTCCTAATACTTGGGCTACCCGTGGCGGTGGCGGTGGTGGTCATGTTCCTCGTGCCGAGCATCTTTCTGTTCATGCTAATAAATTGTTTGCTGCTTGGACTTATGAAGACGGGTCGGAGTTTCCAAACCGCATTCGCTGGTCTGATGAATCGCTTCCAGAGAATTGGGTTGAAGAAGACTATATTGACATTGAGGGTGGTGGCGATGGTATCCGTGGCATGGTCGTTGTCAATGGCGCACTGGTCATTTTTAAGCCTTATGCTATTTATGTTTTGTATGGTTATTATCATGATGAGTTCAAAATAGTCCAAGTATCTGGAACACTCGGTTGTCATGACCATAATCAAATGGCTCAAACAGACACAGGTGTTTACTTCTACAGTCATTCAGATGGTTTGTTTTTCTTTGACGGTTCAAACATCATTGATGTTTTCACCAATATGAAAGCAGCATTTGACCTAGATTATATTAATACGGCATTGGATGATTCTGTCACATTGTCGTGGGTTGGTCGCCGCCTGTGGTTGTCCCTACCATACTCGGTTACTGGTGGCGCAAGTGGTGCAACAGTAAACATGGTTTTTGACCCAACCATCAATGCTTACATGATGTTCTCCACCGCAGACTCCAAAGGAGTTGTCGGTGGATGTGACTACAGAAACACTGACGGTTTAGACCTGAGGTTGATGCTTCATCCAACAACTGCTGCTGTTATGCAGGTTGACATGTACAGTGAATCAACAGATAAAATTGCTGCTGGCGGTGCAGAGGTTGGTTACCCAACCGTGTACCGCACAAAATGGTTTGATGCTGGTTCTTATATGCAGCGTAAAATGTTCCGCCGTCCTGACCTAGTGATGAAAGAATCAGAGACACGCCTACAGATTGCTGTTGGCGTGTACCATGACTTCCAAGAATCAGATGGTTCAGAAGCACGGACATTTG